AGTCTTCCACGGTAATTCCTCAAGGTTAATTGTTCTATTTATAATAATACACAAAAATGGGGTTTTACGCCCCTAAGAATAGTGCTCTTTCACGTTTTCTGCGGTTTACCAGTACGTCTGGCTTGTTCCACATCAGAATGGCGTCTGCCGCGCCCTGTAGGTCATTCTCGTTGATCTTCTTGACCACGGTAGACTTGGCAAAGTTAGTGCCACCAATGTTGAAGCACAGGCTGTACAGGGCGTCAAATTGGTGTTGCTGTAGGGGTACCTTCACCGAGGTCTCTACGGCCTCGCTACACCACTTTAAATCGCTCCTAAGCAGGTCTTCTACCTGCTCGTCTGTCAGGGTGGCGGTGATGAGGTTTTGTTCGTCCGCCTTGATGAGGTGGCCCACGCCGATCGTCCACAGTCCCTTGGAGTCCTTGTACGCCTTGTTGCGGGCGCCTTCCTCCTTGGTGATGAAGTCTAGTGTGGATTTTGCTATTGCCATAATGTTTTCTTCGATCTGGGTGTAACGGTCTGTAAAGTGAATTGCGGCGAATGCGCCCAGCAACCACAGTAGTACTACTACTAACTTCTTATTCATTTTTACTCCTTATTCTTGCACTATAATAATGCAAAATTGGGGAATTACTTGATGGGTGTCGAGTTGTGTATCATTGCGTCCTTGGCTTGGCTGCTTGCCGAAGATCCAAAGTAGAACGCTATAATTCCCGTCCATGCGGTCCCAAGGGAGCCGAGCATGAGCATGAGGGCGTCAGAGGTAACTATTTTACCAGACATGAGGCCGATTAGAATCCCAAAGAACCCGATCGTTACTAGGACGGATAGCAGTGGGGGTACGACAGATTTGGTTTCCTTTTGTAGGTCTCTGGCGGAGGCGCGGTCTTGCACGGCCAGCTGCTCAAAGTTAAGCCCTAACTCTTGGGCGCTTTTTTGAAGGTCGATCTCAGCCTGCTTAAGAGAGGCGATTTGGTCGGCGTTGAGTTTTCCTTGGTCGATGGTGTCTTGAACCTTATCCTCATCGACTCCCAAGGCTTTAGAAATGGCAGTGACAGCAAGGCCAGCAAGAGGGCCGCCAAGACAGGTAGCAATAGTAGGTGCAATTTGTTTAAGCCATTCCATATCATTTACCCTTTAACGCCCCAAGTAAGGTACCACGCAATGATCGCAGCAACTGCAAAACAGTAGAACTGCACTCTTCTAACCTCTTTAAGGTCATGTTGAAATTCTTCGTTATTCTTTCGTTCAAGGTTCTCTATGTCCAGTTTTAGTTTTAGCAGTGCGTCCCACTCCTTGGCGCCGTACTTTTTAACAAAGTCGATCTTGAGCTTGGCCTCTTGGTCGCTGATCTGTTTCTTGCGGTTCCACTCATCTAAGGCTTTGATGAGTGCGTTTTGTTTCTTGAGCTCTGCCTCTCGGTGGGCACGTTGGCGCTCACGGGCCCTTTGCTGTGCCACGTCAAGTCCGTCGTGCTGTATGCCCTCGATTGACTTGCTTAGTTGTTTAGATCCTTCACGGGCGGAGTCTAGGCTCCCTGCGAGGGTCTTTGCACCCTCTGTTATTCCGAATGGGTCTGGCATGAATCATTTGAGTGCGTGGTTGGTGATGAATCCAATGAGGGCGGATATGGCGGAGACCACCATCATGCCCATCCAAAACCCGCCACGGCCCTTGTTGGCGAGCTCTAGGAGCTGCTCCATGCCGGCCTCGAGCTTGTCGATCTTCTTCTCCATGGCCTCAACTTGGGCCACCAGCTGCCCGTACTTGAACAGGTCGATTTGATTTTGTTCGCTCATGGTCGTTTAGCAGCCTGCTCCGCTTTAAACGCTTCGTAGGCAGCTTTAACCTCTGGTGTCCATGCGGCATTAGCAATGTCTTGGACTTTCTGTTCTTGACCGCTAATGTCTGAGTCAGGAGTTAATACCCAGCGGTGGAATGAACGAGCCATTTGAACTCCGTCTTTTTCAATAACAGTAGCTTGGCGAACTTGAATAAAAAAGTTTTGTACTACTTCTATTTTGTCTATTTCAATGTTTTCTGTAAATGCCATAATTAAGCTACCCTGTAAGTAATTTGACCGTAAACAATAGAATTTGCTTGCCATAGCGTTGCTTGACCAACAGTTCCACCAGCGGCAGTTAATGTTGAAAAGTTTATGGTTGTTCCACCAGCATAAAGTCCGCAAAATACAACATTTGTAGCAATACTTTCAAGGTATCCAACGCTACCTGATTGTGCTTCACCGCCTGTTACACCATAAACAGAAAATGGTAAACCGATTAATCCATTATTAAAACTTCCTGTTCCTTTTGTCGCAATAGTTATTCTAAATTGGCAATTAACAATATTTCCTACTTTAGTATAAATACCCCAAGTTTGACCATAAGTCGCAGTTCCACCAATACTAGGTGTCCAAGTACCTTCTTCATAATCATCTAATGTATTAGCATCAGCACTTGGGACTTGTGTAGCTGGGAATGTAATACCGCTTAAGTTGGCGAATCCTGTTGGTCCAACCATTGCGCCTTGTACTTGTGTTAATGCCATTATGCTACTCCTTCATCAAAGGGAAGAGGCTCGTTGCCTTGCGCGACCCATTTGAGGTATTGTTGATAGTCTGTGTTGTCTGGGTTCATCGGGATATTTGCACCGTCAGATAATCTAGTAACACAATTACTTGGTGTGTTTGGCACAATTGGTTTTGCTAATTTATACATTTTATAACTCCGCAGAAGCAGTTACATAACAAGATGAACTATTTGCATAATAGTAAACATCAGCCGTTGCACTTGCTGTAACAAAAATATAATAAGTTGTTGCAGAAGTACCACCTGTTGCTGGTTGGTTACAATTTTGTACCGCCCAAGTGCCGTATTTAGTAGTAGTTGCTGTAGTTCTTTTTGTTACTTGAAAAGAGTAAGTTGCGGCATAAGTTTGCCCTGATGTTCCCTGACTTCTTTGGTAAAAACTATCTGCTCCACCATTGTTGCCGCCACCAATAACTTCAAAATACCGCTGACAAAGTGCCAATTCGGTACCAATCGAGCGGAAGTCGAAGTTTGTTGCCGTGGTGCCTACCTCGAGCTGACAGCCCGTGACATACCATGTTGCTCCGTTTGTTCCTACTACGGATGTTGCTCCTGTGCAAGAAAATGCCGCAGAATTAACCCATACACTTGGAGTTTTACTATAATTTGTTCCAGTTCCAAGACTAAAATTAATTTCTAATCCTGTTGAATTTGTTGAACCCCATGTTCCGCTTGTTGGACCAGCAATAGTTACGCTAATTTGTGTCCAAGTATTTGCTGAAGAAATTGTATAAGCAAATGGATAATTGTAGTTTTCACTTGGATTGTTAATACTTCCACCAAAAGTTCCTGTAAGACTTGAATAAACCCAAGCGGATAAAGTAACAGTTTTAGCATTAGCTGTTCCCCAAGCTAAATCCGCAATGTTATATCCTTCAACAAATTGTCTAATTAAAAATACTTCTCCAGCACCTATTGTATATGCAGAAGATGAAGTGCATCCTAAATAATTTGTAAACCCAGTTGTAGCAACAGGCGTTAAACTTCCAGCATTTTGCTGAACTGTAAATTTAGATGCTTGGCTTACTGAAGCAAACCATCTGTCTAAAGTATATTGTCCATTAGTTGGAGTAACACTAGCACCAGCATTACGCTGGTCAATAACCATTGCACCATTGATGATGCGATTCTTAAACCCCGTTGTGGTGCCGGGGGAGCCGGATGCGGCTAATATTGCTGCTTGTGTCATAGGGTGCCTTTCAATGCACTGATTTCGTCATCAGTCAAACCAAGTTTTTTGAGTTTAGCAAGCGCAGAGTCTTTAGTTGCTTGTTTGGCTGCTTCCATAGATTCTGCTTCTGCCTGTACGGCTGCTAGATCATACTCAACAATGTTGTCATCCGCATCATGTGCTACGTCTTGACGAGTGCACACTATATGCGGGTAAAGTTTGTAAAGTGCGTCAATTTGTAAGTTAGTTAAACTCATCCTGCAATCTCCATAACTGTAATTTGCATACCTGCACTTGATGGAAAACCAGTGGCAGAACCTAAACTAACATTTCCTGAACCACATCCAATGTAAACTTGGTAAGTTGTAGATGAAGTTGTTGCTGGAGAATCAAGGTAAGTAATATTTGCTTGTGATGCAAAATTAGTTACACCACCAGCATAAGATGGAGCAAAACCACAAGGTGCATTTGTTCCTGCAAGGTTAGTTGCACCCCTGTAAATAGTTGCCATAATGTTTCCATTTGTTGCACCAGAGTTATACATATTTCCGTTAAACAAAACTAAAACTTTGCTAGTAGAAAACTTTGGTGTAATTGAAACAGAAAATCCAGTTGCTACCATTGTCCCAGTAGTTGAAGTTGTAAAATAACCTGAACCACTTTGATAGGTATTTGTAACTACTTGAATCACTGCGCCTGTTGGAGCCCAAGCCCCGTTAGGAGCCATCTTGGCGGCAGTTACAGCGCCGTCTAGGATGTACGGTGTGGTGACTGCGCCGTTGGTTGCTGGGATGGCGCCGAGTACTGAGCTGACATAAAATGAGATGGTTGTTACCAAGTCACCTGCAGTGGCGCCTGTTGTTAGAACAACAGTAGTGCCGGTTGTGGCTGTGTAGTCTGCAGAACCAAGCAGTACGCCGTTGCGGTAGACTTGGATGAAGTTGACCGTGTATGAGGGTACTGTGAAGGTTGTCTGACCTGCCGTTGCTGTGAAATCTGTACGTGTGCTATACGCTGTGGTCGTAATGTTAGACGCTGGGATGCCTAAGTAGCGCACTGAAATGTTGCCAGTGCCGCTTGGAGGGGCTGCGGAAAAGGTCAGCGTGAGGCCAGAGGTCGAGTAGGTTGTGGGGTCTTGTAAGACACCCGATACGGCGACTAGGATGGAGGCCGTGTTGGCCGGGGCGGCAGAGAGCGTGAACGCTGTCTGGGAGCCGGTGCCACTAAATTGATCGGTAAGGAATGCTACCGATGTGGGTTGATTACCAATATAGCTCATTTAAGTTGATCCTCTGTAGGACGTGATAATGTAGGGTGTTCCCACTTGGCAATGTAGTCACCGTTGCCATCATTTTGTAAAAGAATTGTTCCTCTACGAACATCAAAATCAGCGTCTGTTAAAGACGGATACAAAACAATAATTTTGTCATGTAAGGTCATTATGCGGTCCTTATTAAAGCGGCGGAAAAATAAGTATAAGATGCAGCTGGAACCGCTGGCGTTCCACCATAAATCGCTGGGCTAGAACCAGTAAATGCAGTGTATGCTTGAACATAATCACCAGTTCCATTTAAATAAAGTATTCCGTTTGATTGCAGTGTATTAATTTGTGAAGCACCAGCAACATCATTGCCATACAATCCATCGTTACCATTTAACCTAATAACAGCTGCCACTTTTGTAACATTGGAATTAGAATTTACAGCAAAATTAATTTGATAATATCCGGCCACATTAGGGCAAAAAGCATAGGCTGGAACAGACAAACCATTTAATGTTACTGTTGAACCTGTGTTGTTAAAACAAGTTGCCGTGTCATACAATTTGGAACCAAAAGTAACCCTTGTAAGTGTGTTAGTAGTAATGTTTTGCGGTGTATTTGCATAAGCATAAAAAAGTGGTTGACTGCCACTAACTAATATTGTGCCAGAGCCTCCAGTGGATGCACCGTTAATTGTACTAATAGCCATTATGCGTTCTCCGCTGGTAGGGGGGTGTTACCTTCAGCCAGCCACTTGAGGTAGGCTTGGTAGTCTGTGTTGTCTGTGTTTGCTGGAATAATTGCCATGTCAGACAAACGCTGAACATTGTCAATAACTTTACCAGTCATATTATCTTTTATTTGTTTGTACATTTATAGCTCCGCACTTGCTGCATAACCAAAACCATAGTTAAGACCAACGGTTGTATTACCTGTATAGCTACCGCCAGTGATTCCATTTTCAGTTGTTCTTATATCAGACACTGCAACAGCTGCTCCGTTCCACGGATTTAATGAGCCAGCTGTTCCGTTAGCGGCATAAATAGTAATAGTTGGCGCTGTTCTCATAGCGACTGCAAAAGGTCTGCCACACACAAATCCAAAGTTTCCTGTACCAATAAAAAACGCTGGCACTGCGTAGCTTGAATCATACGAAGTTCCCGGCACCGTGCCTAAACTGTAAGACTTTGAATAATAGCGTTGGCAAAGTGCCAATTCAGTACCAATGCTTCTGTAATCGAAAGTCGTAGCCTGTGTGCCTACCTCGAGCTGGACTCCTGTTAGGTAGAAGGTGTTTCCAACTGTACCCATAATACTTTGTGCGCCAGTTGCTGAGATAATATATGATGAACTTGTCCAAGCACCTGCGGTAGCAGAATAAGTTGAGCCAACACCAAATGAAAAGAAAACACTTAATCCAATGCCGTTAGTGGCACCGACCCAAGTTCCACTTGTATCACCGGGAATTGTTACTGATATTTGTGTCCAAGTGTTTGCTGCAGAAATTGTATATGTAAATGGATAACTTCTATTGGCGGCTGAATTTCTTACTGCACCACCAAAGGTTCCTGTAGTACTGGAGTATACCCAAGCAGATAAAGTAATTGTTTTAGCTGATGATGTTCCAAATCCTAAATCGGCTGTATTAAATCCTTCAATATTTTGTGCTAAATTAAAATAGTCGGTTGATCCAATTGTTGCTGTTGCAGCTACGGTAATGCCTAAATAATTAGGAAATCCCGCTGGTGGCGTAACGGATCCTGCATTTTGTTGTACTGTTAATTTTGATGCTTGGCTTTGATTTGTAAACCATCTATCAAGCACATAAGTTCCGTCTCCAGTTGTTACGCTAGAAGTGCCGTTCCTCTGGCTAATAACCATTGCACCGTTAATGATGCGGTTCTTAAAGCTAATACCCAGCTTGCTCTGGTTGTCGCTGTTCAGTGTGCTGTAGGAGACAGTGTTCTGGCTCGGTGTGATTGACTGCGTCGTGGTGGACAGGTAGCGAACGTAGATGTTGCTAGTACCGGCAGAGGGTGCAGAGGTGAACGTGATAGTGGTGCCAGATACGGTATAAGCTGTATTTGGTTGTTGTTCCACATTATTGATTACAGCCTCAATGTCGTTGGTAGATACTACCGAGCGTGATAAGGTAAA